GAATTACAAAGTATTCCGTTAGATAAATCTAACCCTGAAGATGTAGATACTAAAGCTCAAGATCATGCTTATGATGCTTTAAGGTATCTTATCATGTCGAGGCCAAGGGTGAATGACCCATTGAATCAATTAAGACAGTTAAGATTAAAACAGGCTTACACACCTTCTGATAGTGTATTTGGATATTAAGAAAGCAGCACCTAAGTAGTAAAATAATTTAATAACTCAATCGAGGAAATATTTAATGGCAAATCCAGTTTATAACGTAAGAGATACTGGGCGAAACTCAGCACGAACAGGTGATGTTAGAGAAATTGCTGATAACATACTTACTTCTATGACCTCTGTTACTACAGCTACTATTGCAGTAACTGATGATACAAATACAGATGTGTCTTTTACTCAACCAGCCGACACTATCATTAGGAATCTTATTGCTATTCCTGCAGGTAATATTGTTACTGCGGGTGGTTCTGGTAATGATGTAGATTTTAGTTTAGGTACTGCTGCAGGTGGTGGTCAACTTATTGCTACAGAAGCTATCCTTGATGATGGTGGTTCAGCAGTAACGTGGACAGCTAATGCACCTTTGTATCTTATTCAAAATTCTCATGGGCATGGAGCTAATGCTTTTGTAGGTACTGGCGTAACTGCTGGTGTCGTAGGTGGCCCTGCTACGAGTGAAGCAATTGTAATTGCAGCTACTCTTTACTCAGCGGCTGCGCGTACATTACATGCTCGCTTAACTCCTATTGGAGCAGATCTTGCAACAGCAGCAACGACTGTAACCTTCTTGGTTGAGTTTTTGCATCTCGGAGCTACCCCTGATCAATAGAGATTAGTTCATGGCTGAAGAAAATAGTTTAACGGCAAATGAACTCTATTTTGAGCAATCAGAAAATGAGCAAGGACTAGAGCTTACTCTAGAAGAATCTTTGCAAAATAATTTGGTTGCTCTGTTAGTAGATAGATATCAGGCGGCTGAAAGTGCTAGAGATTTAGATGAGAGTAGATGGATAACCTCTTATCAGAATTATCGTGGTCTTTATAATAAAGACGTTAAGTTTCGAGAATCTGAAAAGTCTAGAGTCTTTGTTAAAGTAACTAAGACAAAAGTTTTAGCTGCTTTTGGGCAACTTGTAGATGTAATTTTTGGAGCAAATAAGTTTCCGATAGGGATATCAGAAACTAAAATGCCAGAGGGTATATCTGAGTATGCACATTTAAATACACAGAACCCTTTGCCTGGGATTGAAACTACTACTAGAACTAAAAAAGCAGAGACTGAAAATCCTTTTGATGTAGGTTATGTAGGTGATGGACGTGCATTAAATCCAGGAGCTACTTTTAATTCTGGTAAATTTGATAACACTCCCTTAGATAAAAAGTTAGAAGAAAATCTTGTAGACGGGCCTGGAGTTTCTCCTGCAGATTTTACTATTTCTCCTGCTAAAGAATCTTCTAGAAGGATGGAAAAACTCATCCATGATCAAATAGAAGAATCTAATGGCTCTAGTGAAATTAGAAATGCTTTATTTGAATCTGCTTTATTTGGAACAGGTATTATTAAAGGCCCATTTAACTTTAATAAAACATTAAATAAATGGGATGATGAGGACGGGGAAAGGGTTTATAACCCAGTAGACGTTAGAGTTCCTCGTATAGAGTTTGTATCTATCTGGGATTTCTTTCCTGATCCTAATGCAACTAACATAGATGAATGTGAGTATGTATTTCATCGTCATAAGATGAACAAAACTAAAGTACGTTCTTTATCTAAAATGCCTTACTTTGATAAAAATGCTATTAGAGAAGCATTATCAGAAGGCCCAAACTATGAAGAAAAAGAATACGAAACTGCTCTAAAAGATAATCAACATACTGAAGCTTACGGCAGTGGTATGTTTGAAGTTATTGAGTACTGGGGCGTTATAGATGCTGAATATGCTCGACAAGTAGGCATGGAAATATCAGAAGATGTAGATGATCTAGATGAAGTGCAGATTAATGCTTGGATGTGTAATGGAAAATTACTAAGAGCAGTTATTAATCCTTTCACACCTTTTAGATTGCCTTACCACGCATTCCCCTACGAAAGAAATCCCTATAGTTTCTTTGGTATTGGTGTAGCTGAAAACATGGATGACTCTCAAAAGATTATGAATGGTCATGCAAGAATGGCTATAGATAATCTAGCTCTTTCTGGTTCACTTGTTTTTGATGTAGATGAGACTGCTCTTGTTGGTGGTCAGACAATGGAAATATATCCAGGTAAGATATTCAGGCGACAAGCTGGAGTACCTGGGACAGCTATAAATGGCTTGAAGTTTCCTAATACATCTCACGAAAACATGATGATGTTTGATAAATTTAGGCAACTCGCAGACGAACAAACAGGCATACCTAGTTACTCGCATGGCATGACAGGCGTACAGAGCATGACTCGTACTGCTTCAGGGATGTCAATGTTGCTAGGTGCTGCCTCCTTAAACATTAAAACAGTTATTAAAAATCTTGATGATTTTCTTTTGAAACCTTTAGGGGAATCTTACTTTGAATGGAATATGCAATTCTTAGATAGTGAAATAGGTGTTGAAGGTGATTTAGAAGTTAAGGCAACAGGTACGAATAGTTTAATGCAAAAAGAAGTTAGAAGTCAGCGATTGACTACTTTCTTACAAACTATCCAAAATCCTGCTGTAGCTCCTTTCATTAAGATACAAAAATTAATTACAGAATTAGCTATTAGTTTAGAGCTAGATCCTGATGAATTAATGAATGATCCTGAAGAAGCTGCATTAGCGGCTAAAATTATAGGAATGCAAAATGCTGGACAAGCAACTGGCGCGGAAGCTGGCCCCCTTGGTGAACAACAAGGAGCTATGGGAACCCCTCAAGGAGTACCTCCTGAAGCTCAAGGACTTGGAGTTACAGGTACTGGTGGGGGCAACATCGGAACAGGAAATATACCGCAGCCAGGGGAAAATGAATTTGCTGGGACGCCTAGAGCAGTTGAAGGATAGGGTGTCTGAAACTTTAGATAGGAAAGAAGAATGACTGGATCAATGCTTAAAAGAAAAAACTATGCTGAAGGAAGTGAAACTCAAACTCCAACGGAAGCGTTAGATGAGCAGGTTAGGTTCTATGATTCGTTAATGGAAATGGCTAAAACTCCTGCTGAAGAAAAGAAAATTTTAGCTAGTTTTGGAGATAGTCTTCCAGACATTTTAAAAAGAAAAAATGAATTAGCAGGTCAAAATACTAACGAAGAATTATTTCCAAAAAATATGGGTGGACGAATGAATAAAGAGGAAGGCTCACTATTGGTTCCACCTGAAATGGAAGCACTTGAAGCAGTTGAAGCAGATAGGCCAGTAGATACTTATCCTAATATCCCACCTGAAGAGATGGCAGAAGTTGAAGCATCACAATTACCTGATGCAGAAATGGAAGATAAGTACATGGATTTTGTAGTAAACGAATCCCTGGATAGTGAAGAACAAAATTATTTAATGAATGCTCTAGAATCAGATCCTCAACTAAGTCAAATATTTGACAAAGTTGTTACAACTGCTTCTGAGTTTACTGGTGCTGGAGAAGTAGAAGGCCCAGGAACAGGTGTATCAGACTCAATACCTGCACGATTGTCAGATGGAGAGTTTGTATTCACAAAGAAAGCTACTGATCAGATGGGTTCAGATAATCTTCAGATGATGATGGATGATGCTGAACGTGCCTTTGATGGTGGTGAAATGAGAATGCCTAAACAACGTGGTGGCATGATGTATAACCAAAAGGATGAAGATCCTCTTGCTTATGAAAAAATAGCTCAAGACGAGATTAAGAAATCTATGCTTAAAGCTAATCGTGCGCCAAGTTTATTGTTGTCATAGGTGTATTAAAAATAAGGCTACCTTGTAATAAACAAGCCCCAAATTCTTTAGACGTTTAGAATTGGCTACCTTGAAAGAAAAACAAGCCCCTTAGAAAAGGAGTAATGATGTCCGAAGCAACAGAAATTTTAGAAGAAGAGCAATCTAATCCATATAATATGAGAAAGCCCTGGCATAAACCAGATGGCAAGCGTATGCCTCAAGCAGACGAATTATATTATGATGAAGAAGAAGACCCTGCTCAAAAGGCCACCCGTTCTCAGAAGAAAGCGGCCCCTACTTCTAAGGAAACTAACTATAAGAAAAGATACGATGATTTAAAAAAGCATTATGATAATAAACTTTCTGAATTTAAAGATAGGGAACAGCAGTTAATAGCTGAAGTTTCTTCTCCAGAGCCTGAGTATCAAGCTCCTAAGTCTCTTGAAGAGTTAGAAAAATTCAAAAATGATTATCCTGATTTGTACGATACGGTTGAAACAGTTGCTCACCAAAGAACTGCAGAACAACTTTCTAAAGTGAATGAAAAACTTTCTGTTCTAGAAGAACGTGAAGTTGAAATTGCACAGAGGGAAGCCGAAGCAGCTTTGGAAGAACGTCATCCAGACTTTGATGCTATTCGAGGTTCAGATGATTTTCATAATTGGGCAAAGGAACAACCAGAACAAATTCAAGCTTGGGTTTATGAGAACCCAAATGATGTTTCTTTAGCTATCAAAGCTCTTGATATTTATAAGTTAGAGTCTGGACAAGGACAAAGTTCTCAAAAAAATAGTTCAAAACGTAAGCAAAGTAGAGCTTCTGCGGCTGACATGGTTTCTACAAAAACCACTAACGTAGATCCTCAACAAGCAAAAATTTGGACTGAAACTGAAATTGCGAAAATGTCCCTGGATCAGTTTGACAAATATGAAAGCGATATTCGTCAAGCCATTGATGAAGGGAGGGTTCGTAACATTTAACTTTTCTAGGAGTAATATAAAAAATGGCTTTTAACCAATCAGATGCTTTGTTTGAGCAAGGTACAGATACCAATGGTAACTTTGGTAATTCTGTAGCTGGTCAAAACAATTCGTTTTTCTTACCGAAGGTTTATTCAAAGCAAGTTCTAAACTTTTTCCGTAAAGCTTCCGTTGTTGAAGCAATTACGAATACGGATTATGCAGGTGAAATTGCTGCGTTTGGCGACACAGTAAGAATAATTAAAGAACCCGAAATTACTGTTTATCAGTATGAGCGTGGTGCAGATGTAACGCAGACTAAGTTGACTGACCAAGAAGTTAGTTTGACTGTAGATATTGCTAACGCATTTAAGTTTATTGTAGATGATATTGAAACGAATATGTCTCACGTAAACTTTCGTGATGTTGCAACTTCTTCTGCTGCTTATGCTCTCCGTGATGCTTTTGATGCAGGTGTTATTGCAACTATGATCGCTGGAGTATCAGCATCTAGCCCGAATCACATTTTGGGTTCAGATAATGCTACTGATCTTGCGTCTGGTACTTTTGATGGTACTGGTAACCTTGATATAGGTTTTGGATCAAACGAACATGATCCTATCGACGTTCTTGGACATATGGCTCGTCTTCTTGATGAGCAGAATGTTCCTGAAGAAGGTCGTTGGTTCGTGGCAAGTCCTGAGTTCTATGAAGTTTTGGCTTCTAGTTCTTCTAAGCTCTTGTCCGTTGATTACAATGCAGGACAAGGATCTATACGAAATGGTCTAGTATCTTCTGGTCTGTTGCGTGGATTTAATATGTATAAAACTAACAACATTGCAGCGACTACTAATGCCGCTGGTCAATGTCTTGCTGGTCA